GTTAAAGAAAGGTTAAAAAATAATAGTGTTGTTAAATTAATTCGTACATTTACAAAAGGAGATTAAAAATGAAAATGCAAGTTTATACAATATTTGATTCTAAAACTGAGGCTTATATTCAGCCTTTTTTTATGCAGACTACTGCACAAGCTAAAAGAGAATTTATTGATATGGTTAATGATGGTAAGAGTGCTTTTAATAAGCATCCTGAAGATTATATATTATTTGAATTAGGTTCTTTTGAAAATGTTAATGCAAAATTCAAGATGTTAGATGCTCCTGTTTCTATTGGAGTTGGTTCTGAATTTGTTATAAATAATTAAATTTTGCGAGTACTCGTACTAGGTAGAGCGTGTAATCGCCTACCTGGTAGAGGCTCATTTTTGAAAAAAATGAAGGTATTATATGAAAGGTAAGTTACCAAGTGTTATGAAGCATGATTTTTCTGTTGCTCCTCAAGCTAATATTCCTAGATCTTCTTTTGATAGATCGTGTGGTTGTAAAACAACCTTTGATGCAGGTTATTTAGTTCCTGTGTTTTTAGATGAAGCTCTTCCAGGAGATACTTTTAATCTTAATATGACGACTTTTGCTCGTTTAAGTACTCCAATACATCCAATAATGGATAATTTATTTATGGATAGTTTTTTCTTTGCTGTTCCTATGAGGTTATTATGGACTAATTGGGAGCGTTTTAATGGTGCTCAAGATAACCCTGGTGATTCTACTGATTATGAAGTTCCTACTATGACATCTACAGCTTCTACTGGTTATGATAATGGTTCTCTTCATGATTACTTTGGTATTCCTACTGCTGTTCCTGATTTAGATCATTCTAGTTTATTTCATCGGGCTTATAATTTAATATGGAATGAATGGTTTAGAGATGAAAATTTACAAGATTCTGTTGTTGTTGATATTGATGATGGTCCTGATGATCCAACTGATTATACTTTGTTGAGACGTGGTAAGAGACATGACTATTTTACGTCTGCTCTTCCTTGGCCACAAAAGGGAGATGCTGTTGAATTGCCTTTAGGTGAATCTGCTCCTGTTATAAAAGATTCTTTGGCACAACCTTATTTTAATACATCAACTCCAGATACTGATGCTCCTTTTTTGGTTGAAGCTTCAGAAAATATAATTTGGAATGGTACGAATAGTGCAGGAATTTCAAAAGGTATGTATTGGGGTGATACTACTGGTTTAGAAGTTGATTTATCTTCTGCTACTGCTGCTACAATTAATTCTTTACGTCAAGCTTTTCAATTGCAAAAATTACTTGAAAGAGATGCTAGAGGTGGAACTCGTTTTAAGGAACTGATTCTTAGTCACTTCGGTGTTATGTCTGATGATGCAAGATTGCAAAGGCCTGAGTATCTAGGAGGAGGGAGTTCTCCGATTAATATTGCTCCTGTTGCTCAGACTTCATCAACTGATGCTACTAGTCCTCAAGGAAACTTATCGGCCTTTGGAACTTGTTCCTTGACCGGTAATGGTTTTACTAAGTCTTTTACAGAACATAATTTAATAATTGGTTTAGTTTCTGTTCGTGCTGATTTGAATTATCAGCAAGGTTTAAATAGGATGTTTTCTAGATCTTCTAGGTATGATTTTTATTGGCCTGCTCTTAGTCATATTGGTGAACAGTCTATTTTAAATAAGGAGATTTTTGCTGATGGTTCGTCTGCTGATGAAGATGTTTTTGGTTATCAAGAAAGATATGCTGAATATCGTTATAAGCCTTCTATTGTTACTGGCCAGTTTAGAAGTAATTTTGCTACTTCGTTAGAAAGTTGGCATTTAGCACAAGATTATTCTTCTGTTCCTTCTCTTAATGCTACATTTATTGAAGAAAATCCTGATATAGATAGAGTTGTTGCGATTACTAGTAATGATTATCCGCATATTTTATTTGATGCGTGGTTTAATTTACGATGTGCTAGGCCTATGCCTGTTTATTCAGTGCCTGGTTTAGTTGATCATTTTTAGAGGTGATTTTATGGCTGCTATTATGGGTTCTATTCTTGGTGGTTTAATTTCTGGTGGTGCCACTTATGCTGGCACTTCTGCACAAAATGAAGCCAATAAAGAAATGGCTCAAGCTCAAATGAATTTTCAAGAGCGTATGAGTTCTACTGCTTATCAGAGATCTGTTGCTGATATGAAAAAAGCTGGTATAAATCCTATGTTAGCTTATCAACAAGGAGGTGCAAGTTCTCCTGGAGGAGCTACTGCTCAAATGCAAAATGTTGCAGGAAATTCTGCTAGAGATACTATTGATGGTGCTATTGAGATGGCTACTTTGAAAAATATTCAACAAAGTAATAAAAAACTTAAAGCAGATACTGATTATAGTGAAACAAGTGCTAAACTTTTAGATACTCAATTGCCTGGTGCAAAAAAAGAAGCTGAGCTTGATGCTCATCAAATTGGTAATTTGTTTGCTTTGTGGCGTAAAGTTGCTGGGCCTATTAGTGGTATTTCTAATGCTTATAATAATGTTAGTTCTGCTAAGTCGAGGCGTATGGACGCTGAAACTCGAGCTAGTAGGAGAAGATAAAATTTTAAAGAGGTGTAATATGAAATTTAATACTGCTTTTAGTAAAAAAGATAGACGCCCTGTTGATAATGGTTCTAAGTCTATGACTAAACAAAGTTTTAAAGATGAATGTGATATTAATAATATTATGAAGAAAGTTTCACAAAATGGATTATGTAATCATTTTTCTCGTTTTAAAGGCCAATATGGCGACTTTATAGGAGCTGGTGATTATCGTACTAATGTTGATAAGATGCTTGAAGCTGAGTGTATGTTTGATAGCTTGCCTGCTAATATAAGAAGTATGTTTAGTAATGATCCTGCTACTTTCTTAGAATTTGCTCAAAATCCTGCCAATGAGGCAGAGATGATAAGATTGGGTTTAAAATCGAATGGAGTTCCAGAGATTAAAGAAGAAAATATTCTTTCTAAAGCCCAAAAAGATGATAAAGAGCCTGTTAAAGAATAGGCTCTAAAAGTCCGAACAATTAAGCCTACTAGATCTTAATTGTTCGGACTGACACCAAAATCGTTAAATTGATAGTCATGAGGTGATTTTATGCGACGTAAAAAAAGATATAAAATGAACTATAAAAAGTCTAAAAAACTTTTTCATAGAACTGCTAAAAAGTCTAATAGACGAAATTATACTAGAAAGCCTATGCGTGGTGGTATTCGTTTATAATATGTAAGTTTTCTTACAAAAAGAAAGGGAAGGCTGTAACCTTCCCTAAAATTGATCAATTTATGTGTGTGTATTTATGAGGTTATTATATGGTTTGTTATAAACCTTTGCAAGCAACTTTTGTGTTGCGTGAAGATGGTAAGAAAGAAATTGCTTTTAGTAATACTTTAGCTGAATTACATGATAAAGATAAATCAGCAGTTTTTAAACTTCCTAATTCTATTCAGATTCCTTGTGGTCGTTGTGTTGGTTGTCGTTTGGAAAAGTCTCGTCAGTGGGCAATGCGTTGCATGCATGAAGCTCAACTTCATGAAAATAATTGTTTTGTTACTTTAACTTTTAATAATGAGAATTTGCCTAAAGATCGTTCTGTTGATGTAAAAGTGTTTCAAAATTTTATGAAACGTTTACGAAAGCGATTTGGTGTCGGAATTCGTTTTTTTCATTGTGGTGAATATGGTGAAGTATGTGCTTATTGTGGTAAAAGTGAGTATTATTGTAATTGTTTGAAGTTTAAGCCTGTTTTAGGGCGTCCACATTATCATGTTATTATATTTGGACATGATTTTTCTGATAAAGTTTTATGGTCTAATAAACGTGGTGTTAAATTATATATTTCTGCAGAGTTGCAAAAGCTTTGGCCTTTTGGTTTTAGTTCTATTGGTGATGTAACTTTTAAATCTTGTGCTTATGTTGCAAGATATGTGATGAAAAAAATAAATGGTAAACCTGCTAAGGATCATTATAGATATGTTGATCCTGATAGTGGTGAGATTTTTCAAAGAAAGCCTGAGTATATTACTATGTCTAGGCGTGGTGGTATTGGTAAAGATTTTTTTAACAAATATGTTGATGATATCTATCCTGATGATTATATTGTGGTTAATAATAAAAAGATGAAACCACCTAAATATTATGATAACTTATTTGAAAGTAGTTTTCCGTATGATTTTGAGATTATTAAAGATATTCGGCAAAGGAAACGACA